CTTTTGTTCTGGATTCTGGAGTATCAATTCCAGCCAGTCTTACTCTTGATGCAAACAATATATCAAAACCTAGGTCAATGAGGACATCGATTGTGTCCCCATCGACTATAGATTCTACTTTTTTAACGTAGTATTCGTACATATTAAGGATGCCTTCCTGGAAAAATTTGTGAGTTTCCTGGTATATCATACCAAGATCTTTTAGTCCAAAAAACAGAAAGGGTGTGCCTAACTCCTTGAGTTACTTCACGAACACCATGTAGATGTTTTGAGTCTCCTTTAAATGAAATAAGCATCCCTGGTTCTGGTTGAATTTCAAAATCATATTGCGGCATATAAAGAGAACCGCCAACATAATCACTATTAAAATAAAGTAAACTTGAGTAGTGTTTATCAAAAAATGTTTTGCCAAACTTCTCTGCACTTTCTGGCCAAATTCTATACTTAGCTAGCTCTTCCCAGTCGTAGTCTTCTTCAGGATCAAAGTAGTCTATGTGAGGCTCTTGAAGTCTGCCTACTCTCCATCTATGAAGTCCTGAAAGCTGAACTAAAAGATTTTCTCCAAAATGTTCTTCGGCTTTATCCTGCATTCTTTTTTCTAGATCAAAAACTAGATCTAGTGGGAAGTTTGGATACATGTTGCGAGCTTTTGGAATATCTGTTGTTCCAATTGTCATGCTATCCCAAACATCTGATCTTCCTGTAGGATTGCTGCCTGAAATTTCTTTTTCTCTTTTTAAATTCTTGTACCTTTGAATTCTTCTTTCTGCATCAAAAATATTCCAGTCGGATTCCGAAAGAGAACATAGGGCAGAATTAATAGTATTAACTTCTTCAGGGCTAATAAAATCTTTAATGATCTGAACGTAAGGGATATTAGTTTCTAAAATTTCCATTGTTACATTGGCTTCTTAATTGCAGCTTTCTTTACAGGAGCCGCTTTCTTTACAATTGCTTTTACTGTTGCAGCTTTTGGTGCTTGGGCATCCCAATCTGGGCGAGCAACTGACATTACAAGGCTGTACGCTCTCTTCTTAAGGAATACGCCGTCCCCGTTTGCTTGTGATCCTTTTGAGTTTCCGCTAGTGTTTCCTTCGTAGCAGTGCAAATTCTTTCCGTCGTTCTTTACAACGATACCTACGTGCTCTGTATCCGTTGGCTTCTTGTCAAAGTTAAAGAATACAACATCTCCTGCTTGTGCTTGTCCAATTGGAACAATCCTTTTGTTCTTTGCAAACCACTGTGCTCCTGCATCGCATGATGCAAAGCCTTTCTTTGTTGAAGCGGCAACTAGGTGAACTAAGCCCGCATCATCAAAGCATGCTGAAACGAACATTGCACACCAAGGTTGGTGATTCATTCCGTATCTCTTTCCAAAAATTGTATCGTTATTTGGTCCTTCTGCATATCCCTCATCAGCATACTTCTTTGCTGCTGCAATAACTTTTGCTGCTAGTGGGTGTATAGTTTGTGCCATTTTATTTCTCCTTTATTTTAGTTGACTTGATTACAGTATAGCATTTTCTTAGCTTCTCACCATGGATTCGAACCACGATTCTCGCCTCCAAAGGGCGATGTCCTGCCGTTGGACGAGTGAGAAATGGAGCGGATGATGAGAATCGAACTCACCCCTTCTGCTTGGAAGGCAGAGGCACTACCAATATGCAACATCCGCATTGTGCCCTTGGCAGGAATCGAACCTGCGACGCAGACCTTAGAAGAGTCTCGCTCTATCCCCTGAGCTACAAAGGCCTAGATTAATCATTGGGAATATCTGTATCCATGTCCATTTCAACTAAGCCCATCTCTTTTGCTACTTTTTTTCCTTCATCGGACATTTCAATTATTGCTTCAAGATCATCATTATAGGTAACATTAATTAATCCTTTATTATATAGAGAAACTAATGATTCATTAACGTGTTCTTCGTGGGCCCGCCATAATTCTGGGGCAAGCTTTTTTGCTCTATCTGTTATGTTAAATATAAATTCACCATCTTCATCCATACCAGACAACTCTATTGCGCCTATCGAAAGATAATACTCCATCTTATCTTCACTGTCCATATTAACCTTTCGTGCAACAAGTAGGACTTGAACCTACGATTACCGAATTATGAGTTCGGGGCTTTAACCAACTAAGCTATTGTTGCTTAGAAGTCTATTATAACGTGCCGTCTTCGTTTTTGTCAATAGTTTCTTCAACTATTTGCTGTACATATTCTGAAAAATGTTTACGAATATTTCCCATTGGCCTTTTACCAAAGGATACCCATATTCTTTTATATTCAACTACATTAGAGAATGTTGTTGGACATAAAACTATTCCATTATATTCTTTTAATATAGTGGGAAGCGGAACATGCTTGCCACAACACTTACATTCTTTTGCTTTTTCTTGATACGTACTCATATTATCATCATCCTGTCCATTGCGTCTTTTAAGTTTTCTGGCATACGGGGTGCTCTTATCATGTTATAACTAGATGTTTCTCCGTCTGCTTCTTTGCCAAAATCATTGTCATAACTCATTGATTCATAAGTATGAACATCTACTTCTTGATTAGAGTCAAATCTGGTTCTGCTTATAGCATTATAAACAGCACCACATACAGCATCCGCCAAGTCTTTTGATCCTTTTCTAGGGTGATCAACCTTATCTCTCATAATTCTTAATTGAAGCAACTCATCAATTAATAACTGAATGTGTGGCCCCGTTAGTCTTTCTTCTAGTACGACCATCGCCATGTCGTCATAGTGTTTTTTAGCGACAGATAGAATTTCTGTATTGATGCCGTATTGTTTTAGTTGTTGCATCATATCATGAGAATTCCATCTGTCAAAGGTACAAACGCTTATGTTAAAGCCTCTTGTTCTAAGTGATAAAATATAATCTTTAACTTCTGTAAAGTCAACAGATTTATCAGCTGTTGGTGTCCAATATCTTACTGCGTCTATCTCAACAATTGGTGCTGGTTGAGAGTATGTGTCAGTTACTTTAACATTAACCCATCTATTTACATGGCCCATTGCAACTGCACAATGGTCATGCTTTTGAGCTAAGTCTACGTGCAAAAAATATTTCTTGTCTGGATCTGGTATAAACCATTCTTCTAATCTTCCAAAGGTGTCGACTGCTAGGTGCCCTTTATTAAAAGCTTTTTCTACTTTTTCTCTTGATTTAAAAAATGCATCGATTGCTTCTGGTGGCATGCATGCAAATCTAGATAAAGCATCTGTTGGGTTTGTAAAAAATGCAACCTTAAAATCATCAATTGTTCTTACTGGATTAACTTCCCACGTTGGGCGCTTTAGGGCATATACCTTGGGAATCTTGTAAGAAACAATGTGGTCTTCTTCCCACTGTACCTCAAACTCATTTCCTTCAGTACCATCTGGAAGGTCTACATCCATTTTAAATTTGTGATCTCTAACTATAGTCTCTTTATGTGCTACAACAGCGTCGTATCTTTGCTGTATATAGTCATTTTTATATCTAGGGAAGGAAAGCAAAATAACTTTACCAAAATCTGGAAAACGAGAATCTACTGAAGCTCTATACATATCATAGATAGCACCACCAGTTTTAGCTTGGTCATGCCCTGTAGTATTTTCAATTGCAAAGCCTGAAATCTCATCAAGGATAACAACAATAACGTTATAACCTTCCCAAGCTTCACGCTCAGAGTGGCCAGAGTGTACTGTGATTGCTTTATCAAACTTAATTTCTGCAGCCTTGTCGCTGTACTTACCAGCAAACCACGGGGATCTTTCAATGCGTGTCTTGAAACCTTTAAAGAAAACATTGCTTGCCTGTTGCGAGTTAATCGCAATATTAATAATATCAATGCTGTCGCCTGGTGGCTTTCCATAGTATGTTGCTGGATCTTTTAAGCACAATAGTAAATAAACTATATACGATACAGCAATAGTTGAGCAGTAATCTTTTCCGCTTCCCTTGCCTAGTTGTGCAACAACTTCGTTAGCGGTTTGTTTAAATCTTATTTTTCCTTCTTCTTCACCAAATAACTTAATCAGGGTTGACTCTTTGTAAATCTGAGAACTCTTTTCAATTAATGTATATTGGTATTCTGAAAGCGGGGGTAAGCCTAGGTAGTCTGAATGGGTAGCAAACGTTTTTAGATCGACTGGCTTTTCATCAAACTCTTCGCCGTCAAGCATGTCAATAAGGTCAGCATAATCAAACGACATCTGCTTCCTCTACTGGGACTGATTCAATTACTCCAGTTATTTGAGATAATCTTTTTGCAACTTCCATTTTGCACTTAGGGCATGGTGCTGTAACTTCTTTTAATATTCTTATTAGTACTTCTTGCTTGCGTTCTGTCTCAACAATTTGAGATGCAATTTCATTATTTTCAAGTACTCCAACAGACTGCAACATTGCTATTCGCTTTGTCTCTATGTCTGCAATTAGTTTTAATGCTCCTGACTTAACCGCCAGCTGTCCCGCCTGATCTGCGTCTTCAACTGTTCTCCAGGCTTCCTTGATAAGCATTGCATAGTGCTGGTCTGCCCCTGAGATGGCTTCCCTTGCTCTGTCTCTGATTCCGCTATCGCTATGGACTACAGTCTTCCACTCGTCAATAAACTCAAGGACTTCTTTTCTTTGAAATCCAGTTAG